GCTCCCATCGGTTGACCACAATTATATTTGTATGATCGACCTTTGTAAGCAAACTCTTGAGAAATCATTATTTGCCTTCAAGACTCTGCTACTTCCGGACTCGTAAGCAACGATAAGAGACGCTGTTGAATTTCAACAGGGAATCTATCTGTCGCCGCGGAGAGATCGAAAGAATAGAATTTTGAAGATCTATTAAGGTCTTTAGCGAAGCTAGACGTAAGTCTAGTTTGATCAAAGGTACAGTCACCTGGAAGTCTCTTAAGCTGTTGATACAACTGCTTATGGAGAGTTCTTAGTGCTGACTGTGACCAGTAATCAAGTATCGCAAAGATTCTGCTCTTGGTCTCTTTGTCTTCCTTAACCGAAAGCTTTCTCAGTCTCTTAAAGGAGACTTTGAAATAGCTTAAGGTCAGTTGATAAAGAGGCGTCGATATGACGTTTAACAACCGTCATATAGGAGCATCGGCAGGATAAAAGGTTCTAAGACTATCCAATATTGGTGAGTCTTTGATTCCTATTAAATCTGCCAAAGCCCCTTGCAGTCCTGGCCCGTTAGGACCAGCCTTAGTAGACCAATGATACTTCTCTCAGAGGTAGTCAAGCTTGGGTCTTCCTATCGACTTATGAAAACTGACGATCTCGTAATCACTTATAGTTAGATGATTTCCGGTCGTTGGATTTTCTATAGTCGAAAAGTCGACTGCTTTCCCACCGAGAAGGACTCTGGAGATCGATAACAAAGTTAGCGATCAACGGATAGCCCACGGGTCTCCTTTCTCGATTAAGTCACGCAACCCTCTTGGTAAAACAACAGGGAGGTGGACTTTATCTTGACGGATTCCCGGAAGCGACAATCCTTCCCCAGCCAGATATTTAGTCACTGCTAGTCTCTGGAGTTTAACAACTCTAGCGACTTCTACTTTCCCTCGAGATTCTAATCTGACCCATTGCCCTCAAAATTTGGTAATGGATTCACTTAGAAGCTCATCGGGGAGAGAATGAAAATAGGTGCTCGCGACTCAAAGAGTCACTCTTTGAAGCGTTTGTATTCTATTTAGTATAGTGACGGCTTCAGTATTTATTTCTGTAGCTACATGCTGAAGTATATCCGGCTGCACATCGGTGAGGTGTCAACACACCGAAGGCGAGTCTTATTGGGGAGAGTGACTTCCCCCACCCCTATTGAGGGTGGCTCGGGATTTCAACTTTCCACATGTAAGCAAGCTACGTCGTACAAGATACTGTACTTGGGCTTTTCAGGGAAACCTGATTAGCAGCTTAAAGCTAACCCTCCT